AATGATGGCATCATTCGCAAGTGGCTGGTCGGGGCCGTGGCCTGTGCTATTGACAACCACCCGAACCACCTGATGCCGATCTTGCAAGGAGCTCAGGGTGTCGGCAAGACGCGGTTCATTCGGTATCTCTGCCCTGATGCGCTGCGGAAAAATCATTACTACGAAGGTAGCATCTCAGGTGAGAAAGACGACAAGCTCGTGCTTGGCGCATCGTTCATAGCCGTCGACGACGAACTCGAGTCGATGAACAAGCGCGAAGCCGAAGCAATAAAGGGCATCATCACGAAGGCCTCCGACCGTGTGAGGCCTCCGTATGGCAGGGCGTTCGTGACCATCAGACGCATTGTTTCGTACATCGGTTCGGTGAATAGGCGAAACTTCCTAAGCGACGAAACCGGGTCGCGCCGTTTCCCAGTAATCGCATTAGGGGGCCACGTCGATATGGCAAAGGTCATGGCGATCTCCATCGACAAGGTATGGGCACAAGCCTTGCATCTGTACAGCACGCGCTTCCCTTATTGGCTGGATGCTGAGGACATCGACTTGCTGAATGAGTATAACAAGCCGTTTCAACAGAATACTATGACCGATGACCTTGTCGAGATTTACGTCAGGGCGGCGACTGTTGAGGGACGGCCGAAGACGGCGACGGATGTTGCACATGAGATCTCCAGCATCTTGCAAGGCATCGGCAGGTTCCTATCTGTCGATGGTCGGACGGTGGCGGCGATGGGCAAATCGCTCGGCAAAGCAGGGTATCTAAAGACCTCGAAACGGTACGAAGAGAAGGTCATCCACGGGTATCAAGTGGTCGTGTCTGCTAATCATCAGGTCAAACTAGTGGAGGGCCAACGTGAGCAAGATTCGCTCTAAAATTGCGGGGATTCAGCAGAAATACGGACACGATGGCGAGAACTACCAAAATTTTTCCCGTACTGTTATGGGTCAGGGTGGTGATACGTATAACTACGTAGTCGAGCCGCAAGTGTCTGCGTTGTCAACGCCTTGCGAGGATCAGTTAACACCATCTGTTACCCCCTGTTATACCTTAAAACATAGTTTGATAGATTCTGTAAAAGAAATCTATAGTAATAGTCTTAGAAACGATGTATTTACCGATAACAGGGGTAACAGGGTAGAACAGGATCGGTGGGAGACTTGGTTCGCCAGGCGTCACAACTGCGAGATGGGCGACGCTTTCGAGCCTCAAACCGAGGACATCCTCGAGATGGTCGGCTTTGACTTGCAACCTGCTGAACTGATCCCTGCCGATCAGGTACTTGCCGCCGCGGATCATCTGCGAAGCGTCGGAGACCGTCAATCCACGATTGCGATGATGACGAAGTCAAATATCGATCGGTTCGTCTGGAGTGTTGATCCAATCACCAACCGATGGGTGTGCCATGCTGAATTCGAATGACGACGACCTTCACAAATTGATTTGGGAGGCCGATGAACGTTCCGAACGTACTTCGGCTAGGGTCAAGGCAGAAAAACGCAACAGCGGGGCTGGAAACGGCCAAAAAAGGCCATTGCGTGAACAGGACATCCAACGAAATATTGCTGGCGGTCTCGAAAAGCTCGGTTTTTTGGTCGTGCGGATCAATTCGAGCACGATGGAAGCTGAATCTGGGACGCGGCTATCGTCGTATCGCGTGACGAACATCAACGCCACTGCCGGGCACTCGGATTTGGTGGTTTACAAGAACGGCAAGGCCGTGTTCTTAGAAGTCAAACGGCCGGAAACACGCAACCGGCTGTCAGAATCTCAGGTTAGGTTCCGTGACTGCTGCCACCGGTACGGCATGGTTTATCTCGTGGTGACCAGTTTAGACGAAGCTGTTAAGGCATTGCAAATAATAGGGGATAGGCAATGACACCAACCCAAACCACATACAACGACATCATGCAACGCGCTGCCACGCTATGCGATATGGACGTCTACGAAGCCCACAACGGCAAGACCCATAACGCAGCCCGTGCCCGTCGCATTGCCTGGTTTGTGCTAAATGAGCACCTCGGATGGCCACGTAGGGTGATCGCTCGACATTGCAAGTGGAATCGCATTACAGTCACGATGGGCATCGAAGTCGTAGCTGATCTCCCGTCGCAGTCTGACGAAGGTCAGATAATCCAAGCCCTGATAAAATCCCTACATGGTTAGGTTTTCATTTGGATGTTACGGTAGGTTTGTGTATTGACTAACGAGGGCAAAATGCCGGGCGGAAGACCACGTGAGTACAACTGGGAACGAATACAGCCGTTGATGGCCGAAGCCGTTGACCGGGGTATGTACATTGAACAGCTGGCAACTCACCTCGGAATCCATGACGAAACCGTGCGCGAATGGGAGAAGATTTACCCCGAGTTTTCCGCCGCGGTTAAAGATGTGCGCCTCGCTTGCAAGCATCGTATCGCCTCACTCCTCGACGACCACGCCACGGGCAATATCGAAAAGGGCAACGGCTCAGTCGCAATCTTCATTGCCAAGAACGTACTCGGCTGGCGGGATCGCCAGGAGGTCGAACAGACTGTCAAGGGCGAACAATCTATCACTGTAACCATTGGCGGGGCACGTCAGGACGAAGACGATGCCGAAACGCATTGACCTCAGGTTTGAACTGCATTCGGGCCAGCAAACCGTATGGGGTGGGCGCAGGCGTTTTAACGTCGTAAACTGCGGACGTCGGTGGGGCAAGACAGTGCTGGCCGAAGCGGCATTAGGTGACATGATCACCACCGGCAAGCCTGCGGCGTACTTCGCCCCGACTTACAAGATGCTGATGGAGGTCTGGCGAACGATCAAACGCGACTTCCGAGACGTCATAGCAGAGACCAATGAGTCAGAGAAGCGCATCACGTACATCAATGGCGGTCAGCTCGACATGTGGTCTCTGGACAACTTCGACGCGGTGCGGGGTAGGAAGTACGGTCGGGTGATCATTGACGAAGCTGCCATGGTTCCCAACTTGGAAGAAGCCTGGACGATGGCCATACGTCCAACGCTATCCGACTATCGGGGCGATGCATGGTTCTTCTCGACACCGAAGGGCCGTAACTACTTTCATCATCTTTCAGAACGTGCTAAGACAGATGAGGTGTGGTCGTACTGGCAGATGCCCACATCTGCTAACCCGTTCATAGCCGCCGACGAAATCGAGGCGGCACGTACTGAGTTACCGTCTACGGTGTTTGCTCAGGAATACCTCGCAGAGTTTATCGACGTTCAAGGGGCTCTCATCAAACGTGAGATGATTACCTACCTTGATGCCGGGCAAGTGCCCTCAGGGCTGCGTATCGGCATGGGCGTTGACTTGGCTATCTCCAAATCCGAAACCGCCGACTACTCAGCCATCGCCGTGATCGGCTATGACAAGGACTCCGGCCGTCGATACGTGCTGGACATCTGGCGTGGTAAGGAGGGCTTTCACGAGATCGTGAACACAATACGCAGCATGGCCGCGAAGTGGTCTCCACAGCGCATCAACATCGAGGCGGTGCAATACCAGGTCGCTGTTGTGCAGGAGCTTTTACGCAAGACATCCCTACCCGTGCGCGCCGTCAAACCAGAGCGCGACAAGGTGACACGCTTTCAGGGGCTCCACGCCAGATACGAACAACTGCTTGTCTCTCATGTTCGCGGTCTGACTCCTGAGTTCGAACGTGAACTGCTTTCATTCCCTGAGGGTGACCATGACGATATGGTGGACGCCCTTGTTTACGCCGAGCTCGCTGCGGTTAAGTCCGTGGGGGCCGGTGCTGTATTGCTATGAGCTTCGACATCCACCACAGCGAATGCGTGGCGTTCATGCGCACGTTACCTGATAACTCCATCCACGCGATCGTCACCGACCCGCCCTATGGCCTGTCGTTCATGGGCAAGCGTTGGGACTACGATGTACCGAGCGAAGACGTCTGGCGTGAATGCCTGCGGGTTCTGAAACCCGGTGGTCACTTGCTGGCGTTTGCCGGAACGCGGACGCAGCACCGTATGGCCGTGCGCATCGAGGACGCGGGTTTTGAGATACGGGATATGATCGCTTGGGTGTATGGCAGCGGGTTCCCGAAGTCGCACGACGTCAGCAAAGCGATTGATAAGACCGCAGGTGCGGAGCGGGAGGTGGTGGACATTGCCACCAATGGCGTAGGCTCACCAGGGTTTGAGGCGAAGGAGAGGGGTTCTGTAAAGCCTGCCGGGGTACGCGATGCGATCTTCCCCATCACCGCCCCCGCCACCGACGCCGCCAAACAGTGGCAAGGCTGGGGAACCGCCCTCAAACCTGCGCTGGAGCCGATCACCGTGGCACGTAAGCCGTTCACGGGAACGGTAGCGGCGAACGTGTTGGAGCATGGCACGGGTGCGATCAATGTGGATGGGTGCAGGGTGGAATACGGGTCTGATAAGGAGTTGGCAGACCGCATCAGCCGCACGGGCTACACGCAATCAAAGCCCCGAGAATACGACAACCCGGTCAAGTATGCACCCGGCAATGTTGGCACCGTCAACACCGCCGGCCGCTTCCCCGCCAACCTTATCCACGACGGGAGTGATGAGGTGGTGGGGTTGTTTCCGGAGACGGGGCCAAGCACAACTCACAATCGCGGCCGCAAAATGAGCGGTTGGATAAACCCAGTTGATGGCTCAGAGAGTGTACGCGGATTAACCGACTCCGGCTCCGCCGCCCGCTTCTTCTACTGCGCTAAGGCTCCCAAGCGAGACAGGGATGAGGGGTGCGAGGGGATGGAGGCGAAGCAGACTCACAACAGAAAGCCAGAGGGACAAAGCACTTTTGAAAGAAGCGAGCGCAAGCCTTCGGCCAACCACCACCCCACGGTCAAACCTACCGACCTGATGCGTTACCTCTGCAGACTGGTAACACCACCCGGAGGCACTGTGCTCGACCCGTTCATGGGCTCGGGCTCCACAGGCAAAGCCGCCGTGTTAGAAGGTTTCAATTTCATTGGGTGCGATATGACGGCTGAATACGTCGACATCGCACGCGCGCGCATTACGCACGCTTTCAACTCACAACCTAACAGACTCGACTTATGAGTATCATACAACGCTTCAAAGAGTTTATCTCCCCCGACGGCCAGCGTGCCGTCAACGACCTTGCTCCAATCCTCACCACGACGATGTGGACGCGGCATAGCTTCACACCGGTTACCGACTTCCCTATGGCCTTGCGTATGTGGAAGTCTAACCCGATTGCACAGGCGTGCACGATCACGTACTCGCTCATGATGCCCGAAGCGCAGATCGGTGTTATCACTCCGACGGGCTACGACTTCGACGCGCCAGTGATCGGTATGCTCACCCGCAACAACTGGCGTATCGTGTTCGGTGAGATACTTACGATGATGTGCGTAGGTGGTAATGCTTACGGCTACAAACTCCGCAACGCATCGGGCGCGGTGATCGGGATGCGATGGTACTCCGACCAATACTTCGCCCCCATCGATGACGGGTACGGCGATGTGGCTGCGTACCACTACTGGGACGGTGCGAAATTGTACATGATCGACAAGGCTGACGTCGTGCACATCCGCGGATTCTGGTATGATCCGGGCAAGCCGCTTGGTGGGGCGTCTCCAGTCGCTCTTGCGAGCGAGTCCATCGAGGGATTCAACGAAGCCGCTTCGACGGTATTTAACGTGCATAAGAACGACGCCGTGCCGAAGACTACTATCCTGCTCAATGAAGAGGCATCACCCGAACAGATCGACGTGATGGAGCGCACCTTCAAACGTCGTTACGGTGGTAACAAACGTGGTTCGGTAGGCGTGCTCTGGGGTGTGCAAGACATCAAACGTCTTGCGCTGGACTATGACGAAATGGGGCTATCGGAGACATTCGGGCAATACGAGACGCGCATCTGCGGCACATACAAGGTACATCCGATCATTGCCGGTACGCATATGGGATTGTCTCAATCCACGTATTCGAATTTTGAACAGGCCTCCAAAGACTTTACGAACATGGTGCGCGTTCCGTTTTGGAATATGATCGCCGACCAGCTGAACGCACAAATCGCGATCCCTGACTATGGTGTCGAGGTCGGATTCGACCTGTCGACTGTGCAGGCCCTTGCCGGCCAGATGGTAGCTGTGGAAGCGGTATCGACGCAGGGTGAAAACGAAACGCCTGACGACGACGACAACGACGACGACAACATCGAAACCGCAAGCTTGAAAGGAGGTGCGGGCTCAACGCCTGCGCCCTTTCGTAGTAAGACTGCCGTAATTGTCGGCCCCGAAACGAAAGCATGGCTGCATGATCCTGATGACC